GGAAGGTTGAATATGTGAACTACCTGTCTGAGATCCCGTTGCATGAGGGTTCGTTTACTCTGATGGCTCGGACCAATGGCTATGTCTCCGAGATGGCTAACTTCTTGAGAGCATCTGGCTTGAAGTATTCTCGCAACGGCAAGTCCAGCTTGTCAGAAGAACTGGTTTCGAACCTGATGACATGGGATGCGTTGTGCCAAGACAAATCCATAGGAGTGGCGGAGATCAAGAGGTTGTACTCGGGGGTCAGGAAACAAGGTGTTAACGCCGTCGTAACGAGGGGATCGACCAAGCTACTGGATGCTCTTCCCAGCGATGCGCAGCTAGACATGAACACCCTGATCAAAGACTACGGTCTTTTGCGGAATGCTTCGCATGGCGCGTATGAGGTTCTCAATGTCCCTGCGTCTGAGCAAGAGTACATCGATGCGATCTTCCGCCGAGGTGAGGATCTTCTGTCTGTCCCTCGTATCAAGGTATCCACCTTTCATGCTATGAAGGGAGGAGAGGATGACAACTGCGTGGTTTGGACAGCGTCAACCAGATCTTGTGTGCAGAGTAAGTTCCCAGACGATGAGCACCGAGCGTTCTACGTTGGCGTAACACGGGCACGGCAAAACCTATACATTCTGCAATCCGACAACAAGTATAGGTACTTGCTGTGAATAAAAGGTTGGTAACTTATCCGTCCAAAAGGGAGACTTAAATGAAACGTGATGAAGTATTAGACACCGCAAAAGAACTGATCAATGGTCAGAGGGCCAAGGACTACGGGGATGCCTTCGATAACTTCGAGCGTATCGCCACAGGTTGGAACGCTATAATCAGAGAGGCCATGATGACCGACGGTTATGTGACCGAGCAGCACGTTGCGTTGATGATGGACTGGCTCAAGACAGCACGTCTGCTCAACGACTTGTCCAAGGAGGACTCGTGGATCGACAAGTGTGGTTACAGCGCACTCGGTGCGGAGTTCTCTGACAGAAAGACTAAGCTATGAGCCAGAAGAATCTTTTCTCCGTGGACTCAAGCACAGATGATGCCGAGGGCAATGAGCACAGCGACTTGCTGTTCCAGATGAAGGGGGAGATGGACATCATCGAGGATGACTGGAACATCCCCACTGAGTACCCTGATCTGACAGCATACAAAGAAGTCGCCGTTGATCTGGAAACCAAAGACCCGAACCTAACAACACTGGGTCCAGGTTGGGCAAGGAACGATGGGCACATCATCGGCATTGCTGTGGCTGCGGGCGAGTACAAGGGCTACTTCCCTATCCGCCACGAGAACGGCCACAACCTAGATCCGCGGATCACGATGAAGTGGATCAAGAAGCAACTGGCTATCCCATCCATGAACGTGATTATGCACAACGCAACCTACGATGCGGGCTGGTTGCGGGCCGAGGGCGTGGAGATCAAGGGGCGTATCATCGACACGATGGTGACAGGCGCATTGGTGGACGAGAACCGTTGGTCCTTTGGCCTTGATGCGATGGCCCGTGACTACGCTGGCATCCGCAAGAACGAGAAGCTTTTGAAGGCCGCTGCGCTTGAGCGTGGTCTGAACCCCAAGTCAGAGATGTACAAGCTGCCGCCTAAGTTTGTTGGTGGATATGCGGAGATGGACGCGGTTGCTACTCTGGCACTGTGGCAAGCTCTGAAGGTGCTGATCGACAAGGACGAGTTGTGGGACGTTTGGAACCTAGAGACGGACCTGATCCCATGCATGTTGGACATGCGTACTCAAGGTGTGCGGGTTGATCTAGAGAAGGCAGAGAAAAACAAAAAGATGTTGCGTGAACAAAGCAAGCATCTGAGAGGCCTTCTTGAGAAAGAGGCTGGCATGGAGGTGGATATCTGGGCATCCGCATCTATCCAGAAGATGTTTGACAAACTGAAACTGGAATACCCGAGGACCGAGAAGGGTGCGCCGTCGTTCAACAAGTCATTCCTCAACGACCACCCAGATAAGATTGCACAGGTTCTCGTTAAGCTGCGAGAGTTTGACAAGGCTGACAGCACGTTCATCGACAGCATCCTGCGGCACGAGACCAATGGACGCATCCATACTGAGTTGCACTCCACTCGGAGGGATCAAGGCGGCACGGTAACAGGGAGGTTCTCCTCGTCCAACCCGAACCTCCAGCAGATTCCGGCACGAGACCCAGACATCAAGCGTTTGATTCGTGGCCTGTTCATCCCAGAAGAGGGCAGCAAGTGGGGATCGTTTGACTACTCCAGCCAAGAGCCGAGGTTACTGGTTCATTTCGCATCGATGATCCCGTCTGCGATTAGGCATCCTGTTGTGGACGATATCGTGCAGGAGTTTAACAACGGTGATGTGGACTTGCACCAGATGGTGGCGGACCTAGCTAACATCACCCGCAAGCAAGCCAAGACCGTGAACCTCGGCATCATGTACGGCATGGGCGTAGCGAAACTGGCGGATCAGCTGGGCATTTCCAAGGATGATGCCAAAGATCTGATCGAAAGACACCACACCAAAGTTCCATTCGTTAAGGGTCTGGCAGACTTGGCCTCTAAGCAGGGCGACAAGAACGGACAGATACGAACTCTGATGGGCCGTAAGAGCCGCTTCCATCTCTGGGAGCCTGTGACCTTCGGGGCAGGCAAACCACTGGCCTACGACGACGCTGTGAAGGAGTACGGGGGCCCTGGTGGTAGAGGCATACGCAGAGCGTTTACATACAAGGCTCTGAACAAGCTGATCCAAGGATCGGCGGCGGACCAAACTAAAAAAGCTATGCTCGATTGCTACAACGAGGGGTTCACCCCTATGCTGACGGTGCATGACGAGCTATGCTTTAACATAGACAGCGAGGAGCAAACCGCTCGGATCAAAGAGATCATGGAAACGGGGATCAAGCTGTCGATACCATCGAAGATTGACGTAGATATTAAAGATGATTGGGGAGAAATAGAATGATGCAAATAGAAGATCTCAAAGCCTTGGGCTTCAAGAACATGCACCAAGCTCAAGTAGAGGCCCTGCTGATGTTCGTACAGGACTCACTTAGCCTAGCTGCGATGACCGAGGACAAAGATATCCTGTCCGACGTTGAGCAGTCAGCGGACGAACTGGTCCGCCTGTTTGGGGGCAACGGCATCTCTCTTAACTACGTTGTAGACTAGCCCTGCAAGAAGGCGTTAGCTGCACGTTCCTCTGGAGTCCCGCCTAACAGGGCGGGGTTCACGGGCCCAGGAGCACGGGCCGTGGTTATCGGAAGCGTTGGCTGCGGTAAGCTGCCTTGCTTAAAGGGATCAACTATTGCCGGAGCCGAAGGCACTCTTACGGGGGACGGCCCCGTTTTAAATGGGTCAACAATAGCAGGAGCAGATGTTCTAGGAGCAGGGCGCTCTACATCTGGGTCCAGCGGCAGGTTTTTCATTTGGAGGTAGACTTCTTTCACCGCGCTGTTGTCGAACTTATCTGAAATCCCAGCGTCACGCATCTCTTGACGATTCTTCTTGGTAACCTTGAACGGTTCAAACTTACCGCGCATAATCCCTTTGACACCACCAATGTTGTTCTTCTTGAGAACCCTGCGGATTTCCGAGTCTGACATGCCCATGTCACGAAGGTCATCAATCATACGATAGTATTCTCTATCGATGCGCAGTTTGTCGTTGTTTGCGCCTTGGAACGCATTGGTCAGAGTGTTTGTTCCAGCGTTGAAGTCATCGGTGACTCTGTTGAACTTACTCTTGGCATCAGTTTGTTGCTGCCCCAAACGGTACGCTCCGTACTCCAGACCCTTCTTCGGGTCAAACTCAAGGACCGAAACCCCTGTTGCTTGACGAGCAAACTCAGATAAAGCGTTACGTTCCCGACCCATCTTGTCTACGCTGCTGATCACACCGTCGTCGGAGCCCAAGAGCCCGCGTACAACACGGCTTGGTTCGATCTTACCACCGGACACATTAATCGGGATGATGTTTGGCATCAGGGTATCGATAACGTGAGCAAACTTTTTGCCCTGTCTTGCGCCGAAGCTGTCCGAACTGTTGTAGACTTGAGCACCTGTTGCTGTCTTCCCACCTCGGATTGTAACGTCAAACAGGGATTCAGTAAGCATAGCTTCAGACATGAATGGTTCAAAGACCTCGGACAGAGTGCCGAGTGCCACGTCTTCTAGAACCTGACCAACATCTTTACCCTGCTTAACGGCGTCATCCGCCTCGTTTATTGCACGGTTCGTGAACCTAGAGAGCACGTCGTATGGGTTAGATGTACTGAAGTTAACGTACTGAATCTTCCCGTCTTCTGATTTACCCAAAGGCAACAGGA